AGGATAATTAAAATCAAACTCCTGTCCTGCGTGGTCCCAAGTAATTGCTGGGTTGGATTGACCCGTCATATCAATTTCAATACCAGCTCCATTAGCAGCTGAACTGTTTGCTGATCCAGAAGCAACGGTAATTAATGCATCTTCAACTTTAAGTTGTGTTGTTTGAAGTTCTGTCCTAGTACCTGTAACAATCAAGTTACCAGTAATAGTAACATCACCTGTAAATGATCCAGTATCAAATGTTACATCATCAGTTGAACCTAATCCAATTGAAGTTCTTAGTGTTCCTCCACTTTCAGCAACCGGATCAGTTGAACCATCACCAACTATCATCTCACCATCAGCGAGAACCGACATAGCAGTAACAGCACCAGTACCCGAACCTAATAGAACACCGCCGTCAGTTAAAGTCGAAGCACCAGTACCACCATCCGCGACAACAAGGTCAGTAATTCCGGTAATAGATCCACCAACTATCGTTACGTTTGCAAACGCTGCAGATGATCCACTGAAATATGAACCAGTTATGTAAGCAAATTCAACATTATCAGCAGCACCAACACCAATACTTGTTCTCAATGTAGCGCCAGATTCAGCAACTGGATCACCACTTCCATCACCAACAATGATTTCGCCGTCGGCCAGTGCGGACATTGCGGTTATTCCACTAGTTCCGCTACCTAATAAAACACCCCCATCTGTAAGAGATGAAACACCCGTTCCACCATCAGCAACGTCAATATCCGTAATTCCGGTAATAGATCCGCCGCGTATACTTACAGTGCCAAATTCGCCCAAAGAAGAACTAACACCCGTGGAACCCGTTACCTGTGCAAACTGAACATTATTTGAAGTTCCGACGCCAATTGAGGTTCTAAGGGTAGCGCCTGATTCGGCTACCGGATCTCCCGTACCATCTCCAACGATCATCTCACTGTCGCCAAGGACCGCCATAGCTGTAATGGCACTTGTTCCACTACCGAGCAGGACACCACCATCTGTGAGAGTTGAGACACCCGTTCCGCCATCAGCAACAACGAGATCTGTAATACCTGTGATAGTTCCGGCAGTTATAGTAACAGAACCAAATTGAGCCAAAGAGGAACTAACAACGGAACCTGTAATACTGCCACCCATATTGAGATTACCACTACCACTAACGTTTCCAAGCACAGTAAGCGCTTGAGCGGGTGTTGTTATACCAATACCAACTCTTGGGTTAGTGCCACTTCCACTTACATATAAATCTGCTCCTGAACCTCCCGAAGCAGACACATAAATAGGTACGCTGCCGGAAAATTGAGAATCATTTAATGATATTAATCCCTTTCGAGCAACAAATTCATTTGCCATTCACATGCTCCACATAGTTTCTCATAATATAATTAGTTTTAATGATTAGGAAAGATAGGAAACATTTTAAAGAAAGTCTGCACCGTCCAACTAGATGGACCAGATCCGGTACTAGTTATTCGTAAATGTGCACTTTCACCGTCTAAAACAAAATCAAACGATATATCAGATGTATCGCCAATATCAGCACAGGCAGCGTCTGTAAAATTAATTTGATTACTGCCAGACCCCAACCAAGTAGCTAACAATAATCCTTGTCTTGCACTGCCACTTCTCCAAGCTCTATAATCTACATTACACCCAAGATAAGATCCAGTGGGCATAGGCGGTCCTAATCTTTCAGTTACACCAAAAAGATTAGTAGCTGTTGAACCCGACAATATTACCGATCCGGTGATTATTGGTAATCCTACTCCTCCACCAATTGTCGTTGAAACATAAGAGGCAGTGTTAGCTGAATCTGCAGTAACAGCATTTGAAGCCGTTCCTGCAGAAACAATAGCAAAAGATGCCGTAGTTGCATAACTTGCTGATTGTGCTAAATCTACAAATATACTAGCATTTCGTGTTATTGTACTTCTGGTATTAGCGACGATTGCGGTACGATAACTGTCAACGGCTTGAACTGTTACTTTATACTCAGACTGTGGCGTTATAGTAACGTTTATGTCAGGTAGGTCTAAAGCAATTCCAGCTGGGAGGGTGTGTGCCATTTATTTACCTCGTCACAGACGGTCTTACAATAAATTTTCCTTCAATAATCCTACGGGTAACTGACTCACTTATCATCAAAACATCATAAACATAATCTTGAGCATCCAATAACGAAGAAGATGCCGGTGATAACGTAACATAAAACGATCCAGAAGTAACTGGTGCTATTTTCTCAAAAGCAAAATTGGTCGTTGCATCTTCTGTAGAATACGTTTCACGAATAGAACCGCTAAAACTTTGTGAAATTATATTAATTGCGGTATCGTTTTGATCGGTGATTGAAACTAGAATTTTAAAAGTTTCACCCTGTCCTACTGTTAAGTTAGTACTTTGTGCCATAATTTTGAATCCAGATTAAGTGTCTTACTATAAGTATTTTTATATAAAATAAAACCTCCCCTATATGTGGGGAGGTTTATTTTAGTACTTCATGTTCTTACCAAAAAACTTAGTAATTCAGAATACACAGATCTGGTTGAACGGTCACTGTCACCTCTGTAGGATCGTCGGTGTCAAAAGCTAAGTCACCAAAGTTAGCCTCTGTAACCATACATCCCTTAAGAATCCACTCCTCAACCTTATCTCCCACGGGGCCTAACATATTAAGTGTTAAATCCTTTTTATAGAAATCAGCATATCCATCCCTACCCGTTACACTCTCATGGTGAAGTCGAACCCACTCCATCACTGATTGTGCAGACGAAGGAACAATTGGGTCAAACAATGTCATCGATACCGTACCCCACACAGAACGTCCCTTAACATATCGTTGAACATTAATATGATTAAGAACCTTTGCATCTTGCGTTATCGTGGGTCTAGAAACACCTTTAACCACATACGCTGGAAGGCCATCAGCATATAGAATAAATCTATTTGCCATCTTCGGCTCGAACGCCTTGAAGAACAGTTCTTGTTCATTAACTAAGTTTGCCATATTTTTGTCTCCAAAAGGTCTTTTATATAATTATCCACTTATATCAAAATATAACGATTAAGTTCCTGGGAATGTAGCGCCTGTTGGCATAATGTTGAAATCAATAACAATGAATTCAGCTGCCCGTGCAGGTTGTAGATAAATTTGACCAACTAAGTGGTTTCTATCAATCACATCCGGTGTATTGTTTGTATCATCCATAACCACACGGAAAGCGTACAATCCTTGTCTCTCCTGAACACTTGCCAAGTATGGATTGACAATGTTCAAGAAACGATTTCTTGTAGCTTCTGTGTTTTGTTCAAACACTAAGTATCTTGACGATGAAGCAATAAACTTCTTCAAAGCGATCAAGAGACGCCGGACATTAATCCGGTCAAGAGCACTAGCTTTCTTCTGTAGAGTCTTCTGACCCCAGGCAACAATTCCTTGCCCTGGGAAGGTTGCGATTGGATTAACCTTATTCTCATAAAGTTCATCTCTATTTGCCCGTGTTAAACGACTCTTAGCTTGAGTTGCGCCGGGGATTCCTCCACGATTCAAACCAGCAGGAGCGAACCATTCGGCTGCTGCATTATCACTGTATGCAAATACTTCAGGAAGTACGACCGAAGGTGGTGCCCAAATGAATCTATTAGTATTAGTATTTATGACCTTAACCCACGGATACCAACCAGCAGCATAATTTGTATCAGTTAATTGAGCTGTTGCAACTGCTGTTGCGAGGTTTGCGCCATAACTGGTCAAGTCCATAATATAGAAGCAATCCTGTCTATCCTCACACACATCAATTGCGTATTGAGTAATATATGGATGTTGTTCATAGTTGACCCCAGGAATCACTAACAAATTAATGTCAAATGATTCGGGATTCTTAACTGCATCGAGAGCTTTCTTAAAGGCTCGTGAACCTTCAGTAGTAGAATTCGTTAAATTAAATCCTTGTGTGTTCGCGGATGTAATTGCATTACCAACTGCTCTGTCACGATGTGGTTCAAATCCATCAAACCCATCCTGCATCGGAACCGTAAACTTACGATATGTGACATGTGCAGAAGTTGTAAGACTTACATCCGTTCCACTGAATTCACTAGATCGTAAATTATCTAATGAAAATTCATTTTGAGCGGCGGGGATGTGAGTACTACTAGAACCTAATGGTACATAATTTACAACTGTCGAATTATTAGGAGTTGGAGCAAGATAACTCTGATTCGTATGATTTGTAGAAGTAAAATCATATCCATAGAATTTCTTAGAATCTCGCGTTGCACTAGCGCCGTATCCAGTAGTCGAACCAGAAGACCAAGCGGAATCAATTACTAGTGGAGTAACTGCGTCCGAAGATGCAGCATATGGTGTGTACAGAGCAGCAAACCCATAAGGTACTGCAATTTCTGGTAGAGCAAAAGCATCCTCACTTAATTCAATTCTAATATACCTACTTCTATTCTGATAGTCTCCTTGATAATACGTCTCTGAAGAAACGGAATCTGTATACGGAGCACTATTACCAATTCTCCTAGCTACGAAATCTGAACTGTTTGGATCAAGTGTCAAACTATCATACTGTTCAATAACCTCTGTCTTAGCATCAGTATCTCCGCCTCGTCTAACCAACAATGAGAATGTACCGAAGCTTCCTGACTGTGTTTGATATTTAACAGATTGGATTGAAATCTTAAGATCTTTATTTGAGTTTGACCCATCTGCTAAATTATGAACCTTAAACAAATTAGTTCGTGTGCCACCAATCAACTGTGACCTAAGCCACGGTGTTTTTGCGTTAGTGTATCCTCCGTCACCCTCGAAATCGACAGCCGCCGAAGAAGTTACCAAGGAAAGAGTCTGGAATGAAATGCCTCCTCTCGTTGGATCAATTGCTTCGGGGAAGTAAGAATATGTATATCCCGCTACGGTTCCGTATGCGCTACTTCCGACTGCATTCTGTATGCTACTAGCGTTTGATGCGGAAACAGTTACACCGGACCAAGAAGAAGTTCCAGCGGAACCACTTAAAAGAATAGTCATTGAAGATACAGATCCAGCACCAACGGATGCGGAAACAATTGAGGAGCCACTAATAGTCGGGTGGAAAATAGCTAATACTCTTTCTCCAACCGCACCTGCGGCCACCATCTCATTTGAACTCGATCCACTAACTACTAACTTAGCAGTTTGATTGGCCGAACCCGAATAACCATCTAATCCAAGAACACGAACCACGGTTGCTGATTGTGCTTCTTGTAAGTAATTTTGAACAGTATATCCAAGATAACTGTATTCGTCTGCTTTACCAAATCTCTCTTCGAACTCTGTCTGACTATCAACAATCACTGGAACGAATGCTGGGCCTTTTGCGGCAACACCAACAAAGGCTCCACCAATATTAGCCACACCCTGCTCTAAGAAAGTTAAATCACGTTCGCGGGTAAATACGCCGGGGCTGACTACACGCTCTGCCATATCTTAATCTCCGTTAGGAAGTTTTAATTTCACCTGTTTCTATGTCCAATAACCCTTCACCATACTTTTCATTAAGTTCAGCAAAGTAGCTTTCCTCATCCGAAACCGAATCCAAAAACTCTTGTTTTGCATTTTTAACTAAATTATCTAAAACTGTCTGTTGAAGAACTAACTCACTTACATATTCGGCCAACATTGACACTTTGTCACGACCATCTTTAACTTTTTGTAGTTCTTCTTCAGTAACTTGACTCATAATAACCCTTTTAATAAAAAACCCTATGGAGGGGAGTCTTTCCACCTCATATGATAAATATGTCTTTTAATTCTCAAAATTAACCAATTTCAGTATCACCTAAATCAATCCTTTCAGTTACTACCAATTTTTTATTTGTAAATCTAACCATGTTTGTATCAATTGGCTTTCCATGTTTATCTATAGTAGTTTCAGGTAACAAATACGCCTTAACAGTCATCCTAAATTCAGATCTAACTAGTCGATCTGAACGTTGTGGCAGTTCAACAGAATTTGTATATTCTTCTACACTTGTCTTAAATTTATATTTATTGTTTTCTCCCCAATAATTTTCGACCTCAAAAGATATTTGTTCTACTAACAAATTCATCTGTTGTTGATATTCTGTCCAAATCATACAACTATATAGTACATCATAAAAATCTGGATACAATACAGCAATATATTTTTTACTTTCTTTAATTCCATTCTGTATAGCAAATCTGTCATATTTGTTTCTAGAATTCCACGATGTTGAATAAAAATCTCTTTCTAAATATTTATTAATTGGATTGTTTAAAGTATTCTTTCTAATACTATCTCTTTTAATCATAATAAGAGGAATTTGTAATTTTCCCCGTGTATCTCGCAATACACCATCTTTTCTTGTATTTTTCCAACGTTCTGGATTTGCATATAAAATAGGAACCGAAACTTTAAGTTCGTCCTGAACGACAAATGGTTGAATAACGTCATCCATATACTTTATTATAGCAGTATCAATATCAACTAAAGAAACAGAAATTTTGGACGATTCTTCTGCTTTTGTATCTAATCCACGATTTCTATATTCTTCAGGAGTGTCTGCATCTGTTCTTAAATTGGTCATATC